TCCTGCAAAGGCTCCACTGGACGCGAACTGGGCGCGGCCAAATGCGAGGAAGTTCGATGCGGCAGACGTAAGAGCTCCGCCCAAGCCAGCCTCTCCTCCCTGAACCCGACCAAGGATGTCTTCATATTGACGTTGCGCTTCGGCGAGTCGTTCTGTTGGGGACAGGGAAGATCCGCCAGACAGGCTTTGGGCGTTTAGGAACTGAACGACGTTCATGGCGTCTGCGATGAACGGTGCTTGTGCCTGAAGGCGCAAATCCTCCATCGCCTTGGCACGTCCAGCTTCAACCTTCGTAATGCTTATTCCGAATTTGGTCGCCTTTTCTGCAATCTTGTCGAAATTATCATTCACAGCCTTAGTCGCCAAATCAAAGGCACTTGTTACAGGTCCGATCAATCCGGGAATAGAACTGAGCAATGTGATGTTCTCTTGGAGAGTTTTCGCGGTCGAGCCTTTTACGATCCTCTCAATATCCTTGTTTTCACTGCTGAAGCCCCCACGACTCATGAAAGCATTCACCAGAGCTTCAGCAGATCGGAAACCTCCGACACCTCTTCCTTGGCCGATGAAGTTGTTGGTCGCTCCCAAGGTCTGGGAAACAGTGTTGGTGAAACCGAGATCGAGAGCATCCTTGATTCCGTTGAGCGCATCGACGGCTTTTTGCGCTTCCGCTTTGACTCCAGCAAGATTCCCGCCATTGTCCGCGCCGCTGCCGCCAATTCTAAATCCTAGTTCAGGCGATACGGATGAGCCAATCACCCTTGCAGCGGCATTCGGCCCAACACCTCCGCTGCTGCCGAACAAGCCACCGACCGCGCCACCAAGAGCGCCACCGATCATGCCGCCGATCACTGTGCCAATGACAGGAACCACCGACCCAATAATTGCCCCTGCTGTAGCGCCAAGGCCTGAACCAACCATTCCGCCCGTCTCGTTGCCGCCAAGCAAACTGTTGACGAACATGCCAGTGCCGAATCCAGCACCAACACCACCGAGCATCCCTGTTAGCGTTGTGGCTCCAAAAGTGCCTCCTGCTAATGAAGGTGGGCCAGCAACGCCCGCCGCAAATGCGCCACCGCCAGAACCCGCCGCTGTTAATGAGGAAGCTGTCTGCGCAAAACCGAACGAAGAGCCAAAGGAATTGATCGACGATCCAATGCCAAATCCGTCGCCAAGGAAAGAGGTGGGAGGCGTGGGGATGCCACCTCCGGTAAAGGAGCCCAGCCCCCCACCACTTCCTCCCCCGATGGGGGAGCCTGTTAGCTGAGCTCCGAGGCCTGGCAATCCGGCTGCAGAAAGAGTGCCTCCGACAATAGGACGGAACACCATCAGCGTAGCAACTTCAGCAGCAAGCTTGATCATAATGCGCTTCACCGCATTAGCTAGCTCGCCGAAGCTGTTGACACCTCCCTCGAAGACACTCTCAAACATGTCTGCGAAAGCGCCTTGCACACTGCCGATCGCATTAAGGAAGGGCTGTTGGTATGCCTCTTGCGCTGCGCGTTCCTGATCGCGCAGTGTCTGCAAGTAATCCGCTGCGGCATCGCTTGCGTCTTGCTCTGCCTCCTTGACATCCTCTAGCGCCTGGACCTGTTTATTTGTCGCAATGATCAGGGCAGCCATTTCCTTGCGTTGCTCGGTCGTCAGCTCAATGCCAGCAGCAATCTCTTGGTTGAAGATGACGACAGCAGCCTCGTGGAGTGCGACTGCTTCAGCACCCTCGTGGTGCGCACGCAGGGCGTGTTCTGCGATCTGAAGATGGTCCCTCTGTGTCTTCATAAAATCTTCGAACGTGCTGTCGAGGTCGTCCGTGACGTCGCTCAATTCGCCCATGGCTGCAAGCTGATCGTCCATGCCGCCCGTCATACGATCCATGGCTGCGACAGCGTCTTCGCCGAAAGCCTCCCAAGCCGCTGCGGCCGCAGTAATGCTGATCACAATCGACGCAAGTGCTCCGATGCCTGATCGACGCATGATGGTCGAAAGGAGCAGCGTTCCCCTAGAAACAGCAAGGATCGTCTTGCCGAACTTGAGCATGGCAATAGATGCGCCGATCAGGAAGCTGGCGAGCTTCATCGCGATCAAGCCAGTAATGATTGTGACAAGCTCGCGCAGGTTCTGGCCGACGATCCTGGCCGCAACAGCGAGTGCTCGCATCGCCTGCCCTACGGCAAAGCCGAAGTCCTCGCCGATCTGCTGCGCTTGTCGCATTGTGTCGGCAGCCGCCTGGACGGAGCCTGTCAGGTTCGTAATGAGAGCAGTGTCGAAGCCCACACTGAAGCTCTCACTTAACAGTGTGAATTCGTCTTTGAGCTTTTCGCCAGCAGCCAGGACTTCAGACGAGCGTGTGACAAGCTGCACCATCTCTGCGTCCAGCTGTCCGACGTTCGCAGCCAGGTTCACCATTGCGATGCCGGCTGTTCGAGAGAAAGCTGCAGCAGACAGCGCGACCTTGTCGAAGCTCGTCGGCGCGTCGTCGATTGCCTGCAGCATCAGGCGGAATGCTACCTCTGTTGATGATGCAGCCTTCAGCTGTGCCTCTAGCTGGACGTTCGTCTCGCCCAGCAGTGTAGCAAGCGCGCCCGTGCCAACTCGAAGCTCGCCAACGCGCTTTGTAAATGCGCCAAGTGCCTTGTCGACTTGCGCTGTTTCAACGCCAGCAAGCGACGCCTCGATCCTGTATCGCTGCAACGCGTCGGTTGCGACGCCCAACTGCTTGGATGTCTTTGCGATCGCATCAGCACTATCAATCGCTGCTGATGTGAAGCGCACAAATTGCCGAACCGCCAGAGCACCAGCCAATGCGCCAGCCGCATTCTTCAGTTGGGAGAAACTTTTGTTTACACCTGCTGCCGCTTTCTTGACGCGGCGCATGTCCTGCTCCATCCTCTTGGAGCTTTTAGATATTGTGCTTGTCGCCTTTGCTATGTCACGAGTAAAGGAAGCACTCTCTAGTCGCAGGTCGGCAGTAAGTGAACCGATGGAAGCCATGGTCTATCCTTTGCCTTTTGACAACTTGTTGGCTTCGCGCTTGATTCCAGCAGCCATACTTTTCCCCATTGCATCAAGCGCATCTGGGGCTTTTCCATCCATTGCTGGGCGCATAAAAGGTTGAGCCGCTGAATTAGAAGTCCCGAACTCGACAAGATGTGCTATTCTGCTTGTCGGCTTTTCAAACCCGATTAAAACCCCTGCCTGATCCTCCCCTCGGCCTCTATTCGGAAGAGCCTTGATCACTATGCTCTCTTTCAAATCTCCTGTCTGGACAGGGACAAGTCGCTTGGCCTCTTCCACAATAATCTTTGCACCGGCGCGAGCTGCTGCCTGCCCCAGACTTCTAGCAATTTGCGGCCCAAGAAGATCGAGGACGCGTTCCATCTCCTTTGCGCCCTCGATGTTGAATGTGATCGTCTCAGCCATCAGCTTTCTTGTTCCTTGCCCCGAATGCAGCCATCAAATCATTCCGAAGTGGATGCTCTTGATAGGCTGTTTTTGGCCTCACTGGCTTCTCAAACGTTGGCATGAAGTCCTTTGGGCTTGAACCCTTTGACCCTTGCTTGCGGTTGGGAGAGGCGTTGATTGCAGCAGACGCAACAATTCCCGATCGGAAGAAATCCATTTCAGACCCCCAAGGTTCGACCGAGTAGAACTGCTGCCATTCAGTAAGCTGTGCATCAGTTAAACTGTCCTCCAAGATGTCGACGTTGGGTATTCCAAGGGCTAGGGCAAGGCGATATAGAAATCGGCGACGCCCGTCACCCGCTAGTCGTTTCCCTCTTCTTCTTTCTCAGATCCGCCCATCCCGTTGACTTCCAGCGCTTTTCCTTGGAGCGCCAGCTTGATTGAATTTGGCAGATCCTCGATCTCTTTGTGGCGTCCTACCGGGATAAGACGATCTCCTTTGCCATCAACAATGCAAGCTGCCATGATCATTAGGATCAGCTTGGCATTGTCATACGTTTCTTCGACGTCCGTTTTATCATCATCAACAATGCGACAGGCTTCCGTGATCAAGCGGACCTCGGAAGCGGAAAGGGTCTTGATGTAGGCATCCTCCCCGGCCATGCCAGGCACATCAACCTTCTCAATCTGATGTGCTGACTTGGCGCGGGCAAGGAAGTCTCCTTCTAGTTTCTTGGGTGGCATCTGGCATCCTCCTTTTGTTTAGCGTCTAGGCGAGATCAAGTGATCACGTCCAGGTGAGTGCTCCGGTCGGCTTCAATGTGACATTGAGCATCAGGACATTGTCGATTTCAACATTTGTCACAGAGGCGTTTGTCACCATCGCGGCGAACGTCACGATCGTGGTGCTTGTATCAGCAAAGGTGATCTTGAAGTTCACGCTAGTTTCCGCATCGACATCCGTCTCCTGAAGCAGGACATGGATAGCATTGGCCGGATCCCACTGACACGAAAGCTGGATCTCTTGGCCGTCAACAATGGCCTTCTTGTATTCCCGAGCAGCGCTCGAAAGATTGGTGACATCGATCAGACCGCGATCAGAACCAACGGTTCCGATGCTGGCCACCTGAGCGATTGCCGTAAAAACTTCTGGGGATGCTGCATCGCCGCGAGCGATGATCGTCCCGTCTGCTACATAAACCGCCATGACGGTTCTCCTTCGCTTGCGGCTTGCCCAAGGCCAGGGTTAAGGCATTTCCCATTAGCGGGATCAGTTTTCGTGCAAGACAATATAGTCCTGAATCACACGATAAAGTTCGTCAGCCTCTTCAAAATCGTCCCGTTCATTCTCAAGTCGAATTACTACAGAGCGCCCGGAGAGCGTCCCAATAAACCCATTCAGGGACGATCTTACAGCGGCTGCGAGAGTTTGCGCGCCTGTGTAGCTCGTGGCCCATGAATCATATTCTACTCTTGCAAAACCCCATTCGCTAGGCCCATCAAGAAGTTGGCTACGCGGTCCGGAGATTCGTCCATATCGAATTGCGGGATATGTCGGCTTTTGGGGCAGAACTAAAGGATAAACACGAGTTGCAACTAGGCCGGAGATCGTACCATCCGCCACAATCCTTGTTCTAATATCGGTTTCAACGGTCACTGCGTTGCCTCCGGATTGGTGGCGGCTGCTGAGATTTCAATCCAACCTTCCCGCTGATCGCTCGCAATTCCAAGGATCCGATACATTGAACCAGCGTCAGTGATCCTCATCTCCTCCGTAATCCCTGCGAGCCAGCGGAACCGGAAGGTTGCCGTGCGAACGGCCATCCGCTGTTCGCTTGTAAATCTTTCGTTTCCTTTGACCATCTTGCGGTTGGCGAAGACCGTTGCGAAGGTCGCCCAACTCTGAATCGGCTGTCCGGAAGCATCCTGGCTTTCTGTGAAACTCTGGATAATGATCTCTCGATCGAGCTGGCCCGCTTTCATCCGACAGCCTTATTCATGAATGGGTTGATTAGGTACTTAGCACCCAGAGGGAGCTCCGTTGCGATAGTGCCGATCACAGTGGCTTCCCTGCTCTCGAAGTAGTGGCCCGCCATCAGGAGTATGAATTGCTT